GCTTCTTCTTCAAAGCGAACCACGGCGATCAATTGGTTGTCCTCGAATCGAACGGTCGATGTTCCCAATATCATGTCGGGATTGTCGGAATTCGATTTGTGTTGAAAACAAACGATCGGATTGTTGTTGTATCTCTTTAAATCCCACCCGTCCATTTTGAACACCGTTCCAAACGAATCGACGGCTTCAGTCGAAATAACAAATTCCGCTTCACGATTGTTTTTGTTTTCATCGGTCAAAGCGCGAATCGCTGCTTCCCTGGTGATGGCTTTATTGATTTGTATTTCCATTTTAATTTTCGTTTTGTTGATTTGCTATTGTCACTCCTTGCATGTTTACCGGTTGCAAGATTTCGTCCAATCCATCGATCGGATTCATATCTTCATATCCACGCGCTTCATTTCGTGTCATAATACCGGCGTAAACCATCGCCGTGAAATAATTTTTTCGCGCTTCCAGGTCACCGCGCAACAAAGATTTTTCGTTGAATTTCACGTATAAAGTTTGCTTTTCCTGGTCGGTGAATATTTTCTTAGAAAGTTCTTGTTCAAAGCGAATGATCCACGGGAGGATTGAATCCTGGACATGTTCGATCGATTGTTGCTGAATGTTTGAATAGTTGGCGTTGCCTAATTCTTTCAATTTATGCGGCGCAATATTCAACCAACGGCAAATTTCCAACACGCCGTTTTTGTTGGTTTCCAGGAATTGCGCTTCGCCTGGTGAAATCGAAATGGACTTATATTTCATGCCCTCGTCCAACATTGGGACCTTAAATTTGCTATTTCCGGCCATTTTAGACGAAAAACCATCTTCGATCATTTTCTTATTGGTACCGGTCACGGACAAATCGGATTCAATCACGCCATAACCCAACCCGCGATCTTTGTAGACTTCTTGTTGGTAATTTTGCGAATCAATAGAAATTCCCAATTGTTTCGCCGCGAAGGTGATCACCGGGATTCCCACGATGCCATCAAATGATAAATGTTTGAAATGCAACATGTCATCCGATAGGATCGTTTCGTTTTTATACACATAATACAAACGATTATGATCTTTAAAAACGCGAACATCATCCGAATCCAAATGAATCAACGCGACAATTTGCGCGGTGTTCTTATTTCGAATAATTCGCGAATACGCGTTCCCTTTGATAATGACCGAAACAACATTCACCTTCCAGTAGTCGAAAGCGGTCATCATATCATTGGGACTTTGTGAAATCAAATAATTGATTGGATGATCATTGAAGTCCAATCGATTATTTTCTTTTTTTTGTTTGACTGTTTTGGGCAATTTTGCGATGTCATTCGAAAGTTGTTCCACGCCGTTATAAAAAGCCGAAAGCGTGAACGCGGATTTTTTGTTGGCCAAAGTCCCTTTTGATTCCTGGCCAAAAAAGCCACCCAAACCAAAAAAGCTTCCACCGTTTTGTTGTGTGGATGACCTGGTGAACATTTGATTAAAAACATGATCTAACGACATATATTTCACTTTTGAATTGTAAAATTATATGAACGATAATCGTTCCCAGGTAACAACTTTGTACCAATTGAAAAAAAAAAAAAACCACCATCGATTTGATGGTGGTTTTTTTTTGTTGTTTTTCGAAAAATTAAGAATGTTTTTTATAATAATCTATATTTAATTTTTTTAATAAATCATTCAATTGGGTTTCACATTTTATTTCGTAAAGCCAATTAACGGCCCCTTGAAAACATATAAGTATTTCTTCAAGATTAAATCCCAATTCCAAAAAATCATTTTCTTCACATTCATCTTTTATTTCAATTATTTCGTAAAAAATATTAAAAATTTTTTTTCGATTGTCCGGACTTGTTTGTAAAGCCGCCATGCAATAATCGAAAAAACAATCCATTATTTCATAATTATGGCGATCATCATCATCATCATCATCATCAGGATCAAAACGGAACCCATCGCCGCCGAAGATAAAATCCAAAAATTCTTTTCGATCCAGGAAATCAACCGGAAATTGATATTCATTAAAAAAAAAACGTTTTTTCATCCAATTCCGTTGTTCTTCATTTATTCGGATCATAGCTTCTTTTTATATGATTAAAAACCAATTATTTTCAAGTTTTTCAAAATTATATTTCAATTTTCCCACGGCGATGGTCACCATTTCGGCCGAATATGTTTTCGGCGATGGTAACATCCGAACGGCTTTGGCGATGTTGTCGGCTTTAAAAAATTCATTAATCATATTAATATAATTAAAATTGCGTTTTTACATAAAAAAAACCGGTGATTAACTCGATCATTATCAAAAGGATCACCAGGCAATAACGGACCGGATTTGTCGCGATCAAATGCAATTCAAACAACAAAGATGTGGCGAAAGCGATCACAAATGTGGCCATGATAATTTTCACTATTTTCATAATTTATTTTTTATTATTGTAATACGAAAGCGCGTTTTTAAAAGACTCATAACTTGAAAAACGATATCTATCAAAAAAATTATAATGAACTTCATTTATGTGATCGAAAGCTTCTTTTTTGGTTTCAAAATTTTTACATTCGGAATAATAGTATTTAAAAAAACCTTGTACACCGGACAATTGTTTCATCAAATTTTTTTCTTTTATCAATTTTTCAAGTTCAATTCTTTTTGCGTTTTCCAATGGATTCATTTTTTGCCGGTATTAGTTTACTATCCTTTTTTCTTATTTTCTATCTAATTTAATACAAATTTTAACAACAAAAACATGAATTCTATAGAAAAAATAAGATTTAAGTTAAATAATTGTTAATTATTCATATATAAAAATCTTCCGGCCCCAACTCTTTCGAATATTTACTTTGGTCATCTTTAGGCGATAACGACCCACCCAAAGCCATGATCGCCGCGATGATCCCATCAATTCGTTTCCCGTTTGCGTGGGATTTACCTTTCGATATTCTTATATTTTCGTTGTGATCTTCGATTGTTACGCATCCCGACAACATCCATTCCATCACCGGATTTCCATCGTGACGAATTTTCCCTTCGAACACCATCTTTTCAAACATCTTTGTGGGATGACTGAAATTCGAAATGGTTTGCGAAAAATCCGAAACTTCGAAACCCCCTTCCATCAAATGATTGATGATCGAATTGGAATTCCAACGATCGCGTTCGATTCTCTTAATTCCAAAAGCGTGATAATTTTTATAAATATAATCTTCAATGATGTCATAATCCACCACGTTTCCAGGTGTGGCAAATAAGAACCCCGCATCGCGCCAATATCGATACGGGACCGCATCTTCTTTTGATCGCTTGTCGATCGTATCTTCGGGACAAAACAAAAACGGTTTGATGTATCGGATGCCATCATCATCGGGTTCCGACATCAACACGAACGCGGTGATGTCCGTGGTGGTGGACAAATCCAATCCCGCATAAGAACCGAATCGTTTGAACTTTGCTACATCCACTTCCAGGCGATCCAATTTTTTATCCCTGGCAAAATTGATGTCGTTTTTTTTCCAAATTTCAGAAGGAATCCAAACGTTTTCGCCATCCACCCACATGTTCAACGATTTGGTTTTGAAGTTTGGAATCTTCGATGGTTGGTTTTTTGCTTTGATGTATTCCCGCCGCATGAAACCCATCAACGTGGTGACATGTTCCGCGGATGGATTGGCTTTGATCCAATTATTTTCATCTTCCCAATCATCGCCATCATCCATTTGATGAATCATGATCAAAGTGTGATCATCTTGGTTCAGTCCCAATAAAATGTCCTTATAACTATCCTCGGCCAATTTGCACGCGGATTTCAAGTTGAACCCGGCGGTGGTAATGATATAAACCAACGGTTGATCCCTGGCACCCATCGCGGATTCGAGGACCTCGCGAACGGTGTCATCCTTGTGAGCGTGATATTCATCAATAAACGCCGCGGATGGATTCAATGAATCCAGGGTTTTCGAATCACCGCCCAAATATCGAAAAATTCCTAAATTATCATTTTGAACGAACATGATTTCGCGCGCTTTGTTACGAAATCCAAGCGTTCGCAATAATAAACTTTGATTTACAAAGGCGAACGCTTGTTCCCAAAGTGTTTTTGCTTGCGCTTCTTTGGTGGCGCCCACATAGATTTCCGGGCCGGCTTCACCATCCAGGGATTGCAAATACAAACCCAGGCCGGACAAAAGCGTGGTTTTTCCATTTTTACGCGCCACCGCATCATAAACAAAATTAATCCGGCGTAATTTCGTTTCGATATTAATCCAGGCGAAAACGTTATAAATGACAAATTGTTGATAGGGTGCCAATTCAAAAGCTTGTTTGGATTTGGCCAATGGTCCTTTGGTGTGGACCAAAAACATCGGAAAAAAATTGATCGCGAACATTCCTTGTTTGTGGTCCAAATAATAGCCATCATTTTCGGCGGTGGCGATCCAATCAAAAAAACGTTGGGCCGCCATTTTTACCCATTTACCACAAACCAAATTCCCTTTCAAAACGTCATTGGCGTATTGAAAAGGAATCGATTTTTTCATTTGTGGCGTGATTTTCATCAATTACTTTTTATAGTAATATTACGCACAAAGGTAGTAAGGAACGGCCCGAATTAATTTTATTTTATATTTACTAAAACATAGTGTTCAATTCGAAATTATTTTGTATTAAAAAAATAGTACTATTACAAATATAAAATAGTACTTAAACAGTACGGTACCGGGATTAAGTACCGAAATTATTAATTTTTGATTCCACCGTGACACACTTGTCGATCAAATATTCATCCAACACCCTGGTGACATATTGCACACCGACATCAAAATTTTTCGCAATCAAAACGATTCCGTTTTCCTTGTGATGGATGAAATAATCAACGATTAAAAGTTTGTCGGATGAATGTTTCGGGAACACTTTTTTTTTTGCTACAATGGCCCGACAATCGGCGATCTTTTGAATCTGATCATTATTCCAATAAAACGCCTTGAATCGCGCTTCGGGTTCCATCCCTAAATAGTCGGCCCTGGACAAAATGGTGTTATAACTCAAACCCAAACGATGGCCGGCTTCTTTGGTGGTGATTAAATTTTTCATTTTAACCGTGTTTTGATTTCATCAATTCATCGAATAAAGATGTTTGATTCGGATTCGAAATGTTCTTCAAATCCTTTTCCGATTTCGGATCCAGGCCGAAAATTGAAAAGCATTTAAATAATGTGGA